GTAATGATAATATCCCCAAGTTGGATCTGATACGCCCAATCGACTAGGAACTCTTCGTGGAATGCGTCAGGAAACGTGTGCGACGAACCAGGCTCACCAACGAAATCGTTGTTGCGCCAGCGCGTGTTAATCCGTTTTACTGAGGTAAATTTACTCATTATCCCCTTTAGTTAACGATGCGGCGGGGAGAGACGGGGGAGCATCTCTGCGACCCGCCGCAACGATGTTGCTAAATCTTTAGTTTCTTGCCACCAAGCTTGCCGCTGCGAGCGCCACCGCCACCGCCGCCTCGATTGCTCAGGTTGATTGCCCCAGCGGCATCAAATGGATTGCCGAGCGAGAACGCTCCGCCAATGCCGCCGGCACCTAGTCCCTTGATGAATGCTTTTGGAATTCCAGAGTTACCCTTCTGGGTAATCGGCTCAAGTTTTGGCCCGACAAGGGCGGTCGTCTTTTTGGTTACGCCAGGACGTACTGGCTGGGATACACGACCCTTGCCACCCGTTGGGTTCTTCGGCATCTTGCCAAGTCCAAGTCGTGCGCGGTCGCGGTTGCTGACTGCACCGCCAGCAAGTTCGTATGCCTTTGCCTTCTGTGCGGAGCCAACGTCTAGGCCCTCTGCCTCAATCATGCGAATGAGGGACTTAGAGAGGGATGTCCGGGCGGTGGAAATTTCCTTGCCAACGCCTTTAATCTCGGAAATCTTTCCCATGGTCTTTTCACTGCGACGCATTGCGAAGTAGGCATCGTCTTTTGGTCGAGCAGCGCCACGTGGATTGGCTGCTCGCGTTGGGGGCGTGTCCTTGCCGATGTTTCGTGGTGGTCGGTTGCGGATATTTTCTTCCTGCGACTCGCCCATAATCTTAGTTTTTGGTAGGTTGCGGACACCCTGATCAGTGCGTGGGATATTTGGAGATGTGCTCTTCTGGACAATGCCAGTTCCCTTTGAGCTGCCAGTAAGGCGGCCTAGGTTTGCACGACCTTCATCAACATCGGCAAGCAACTTGGACTTCTTGCCCGTCCCCGCGCCCATGTTTTCATCCATAAGGGCCGAACCGGATCCTGGGCCAAAGGCTTCGTCAATGGCTTTAAGCGCACCACCAGATGCCTGACCCTTCCAAACAGTTTTCTTCATGTAATCGCGTGCGGCACCAGCCTGCTCGCGGTATTTCTGTAGTTGGTCTAGTTCGTCTTTACCCTTGCGTGCCATTAGCGTAGTGCCTTTCTTGGTCGGTTCATCATACGGCCACCGCCGCTACCTCGACCACCTTCTGCCATTTGTCCTGCATAAATCTCATCAAACCCAGCCCCAAGATTGCCCATACCAATGCCGACAACGCCAATCTTCCCGCGATTTTTCTTAATATCTCGCTGGATTCGGGACATAATATCGTCATCGCTTTCGTCAATATTAAGCAGCCGCTCTTGACCGGCCGTAGCCTTCTGCCGCTTGGTCTCCCCAAAGGCACTCTTGTTCTGGTTTGCGCGAATAGCGGCGTTCTTTGCCGCAGTGCGCTGTCGAGTTACCCGTGCCTTAGCGGCTGCGGTTGGTTGGCTAAGAATTTCGGACGATGCCGAGAACGTCTGGGCAGCAGTGCCACGGCGGTTAAGCTTGCGAACGACCCCATTGGAGTCCGTCCACGTCGTTGCCTGCTCGCTGGCCAGTGCCTCATAGAACTTGCGGGTGTCTGCGATTGAGACATTGCCTAGCCGCATCTTTTTGGGCGCGGCTGTACTGCGAAGCGCAAGTTGCATCTGTTCTGGATCGTTCTTCTTAGGCAATTATCGTCCTTGTCGTGGCATTACTGGCTTACGCTTACCCTTGCTAACCGGCTCGGTTGGCTTTGCTGGCTTTCGTGGAGTCGCGCCATAGCCGACCTTGCCCCCCTTTGGGCTTGGCTTCACTGGCCCTGGTGTTGGCTTCGGCTTCGGTCGATATGCTGGCATACTATTCTCCCTGTTCTTATATACAGACCAGACTGACGTATAAAATAACACTTCTATGCTCGGTATCTATTAGTCTGTCTTTAGATACCTGTATATACTCTCACTTATACCCACCCCGGCACGCTCAAACGCGGAACATTTTGCACAGTTTTGGCATTTGTTACTGGTTTTTACCTCTGTTAATACGGCATCCGTGTTATTTCCGTCAGGATATTTCCTTTGAGGGGGGATATTCCTGTTTGTAAACCCGCATTTATCACCCGCCCCGAAGGCTTTTCACGGGGTTCGTGCTTAATTCCTGCCCCCGCCTTATCACGGGGTTGTCAAGTTTAGGCTGGGTGTTCCGCGCGCGCACGAGCGAACGGGCAAAACCTGCCTGGGGAGCTGCGGGTCGTGAAAAACTGGCGTGCTGGACTGAGCGCAAAGAGGATGACCCCGTGGTCGAGTCAAGCACGACCGGCACGCTCGGAACCAGCAGGCAGCGACGGCGGCGGCGGCAACGGCTTGACCAAACCGCAATAACAAAGTGCAATAACCACCCGAATCGAATAAACCCGGCCGGCCCGGGAAGACTCGACCCGGCAGCGGCGGCGGCGGCGGCGGCGGCGGCGGAGCCGGGCAACGACATGCAACCCGCTTGACGTAGCCCCAATAATCCCCGATAATACCCCCATGCCAGACCATGCATCTGGCGAGAGGTGGAGGGTAGGAACAATGGGCATAATAGCCTAGCCCGGCTACAACCGGGCAGCATGCCTAGCATGCAGATTCTAGCCCCGCAGGCGTGCAATGCGCTTGCGGGGACAAAAAAGCTTCATGAGGTGGAAAAAATGGCAATCACAACAATGACGGTTGAGGAACTCGACCGCTACGCAGACCATCTGGCAGAGCAAGCCCGGACGATTACCGCCGTGATTGAAGAGGCTTCTGACCTGAACATGGACTTCATCGCTGAAATCCGTGGAGAGGTAAACCCAGACCTTACCGCCGCCGTGGTGGACGCAATCGCCTACAAAATCCGGGAAGGCGAAGACGTTGCCGATACCGTAGCCCGACTCGTGAACCGCGCCTACAACACGGCTAACGCCCTGCTGGAAATCGCCAACACGTTGCAGGCGCAATCGGATGCCAAGAAACTGGCGGAACTGAACTAATCGACATGGCGTGCGGGGTGGTGCAGGGTGCATCGCCCCGCCGCCGCAAGAGAGAGGTGGAATAATGCCGCTACACGAAGAACCAGACTACAAGCCATGCGCGAACTGCAATGACGAATACTCGGAAACAATTGAATGGAGCGGGCAGCCGCTATGCGAAGAATGCTACAACGCCTGGAAATGCGGGTGCAACCTATGCGCCAAGGTAGCCGTAGCAACAGTGCTAGGAACGGCGGTGCAGGCATGAAACAATCCCGCATGACTTTTGCAGCCTGGACGAAACATGCCCCCGTGAAGCCAGACCGTACCGCCTACCGACCGGTGCGCGGGGACTACGACATGATGGTGCGAGAATGGCCGACCCGGCTGGCAATGCTGAAGTTTATTGACTCGGAACGGCGGCAGGACGACCGCAATGACGTTCGAGAGGTGCTTCGCAATGAGTGGAAGCCCTACGTAGTGGAGGTGCGATAATGACGCGAACTCGGTGCGATTTTTGCGGGGTGGACGGCTTCACCCCAACCGAACTCATCCCCGGCTGGTACGTATCGGGAGTGTTCGCCCCAATGGCGGGTGGACGCTTCCTTCACTGCGCCGACTGCACACCGGGCTTGTCGAGGCGAGCCATCGCCGCGTATGAGATGCCGGTGCTGAGCTTGGCGGTATCCGCAATCTCCAAGGGGCGGCGGCGACGGCTGGCACACGCAGAGGAATAATGCGCTAGAATAATAATGCGGGAAATGCCCGCGAATAATAGGAGGAGGTAAAATGTCTAAGGAGAAGGCTCCAACACTTTGGCTTGTAGAAGTCATCTGGGACGGTGAAAACCATCGAGCGTGGTACAACACCGCAACAGAGGCCGATGCGGCGGTGATTACGCTCACCAAGAACCTAGCGGGATACAATGCCGCTGACGCAAAGGATGCGTGCGACTACCTGCTGGACGACGAGCGTTCGGCTTGGGTTGACTGCACCGCGCAGACCGCTTCGGGAGTCTGCCCGAAATGCGACGCAATGGCGGGGTGGCTTGGCGGGTATTGCGAGCCATGCGGCTATCACTTCGGTGATGACCTAAGCGTGGACTAGCACGACCGGATGCTTGCGCTATTTGGCGGCAAGTTGTAGACTAGTAATGCGGGGATTTCCCGTGAATAGTAGGAGGTAGGAAAATGGTAAGTTATCCGAAAATCTATTGCCGCGAGTGCGGTATTGAGGTGGCGCGCACGACCAAGGCTGGTCGACCGCGCAAGGTACACGTTGAGTGTGCAGCGAAGGTCGCCCCGGCTCCGCGCAAGGTCGAGTTTGCGGTGAACGTGAACGAGCCAGGCGAAGAGCCTAACTTCATCCAAGTGAGCAGCAGCAACGGCGAGTTCTGGAACGCCATGGCAGCCAAGGCACTGCTCCGCAAGGCCGCCGAAGAGTCGGCAACAAAGTAAGAAAGCAGGAGGTGGAATAATGGGCTATTACATTACGCTCAAGGAGAGCACGGTTTCAATCCCAAAGAAGGACGAAGCAGCCGCGCTGGAGGCTATCCAAAAGCTCGGCGAGACGCACGACCATCTAAAGCGCGGCGGCGCGTGGAACGGCGGGGAGAAGACAGAGAAATGGTTTGCGTGGATGCCAGCCAATCTCCGGGAAATCACAACGCTGAAGGACATGCTCGAGTCAATCGGGTATGAGGTAAAGTACAACTCCCCGCAAGACCAGTGGAACATTACCGGCTACGATTCCAAGACCGGGCAAGAAGACCTTTTCACCTGGGCCTTGGCTCCGTTTATTGTCCATACGGACGTTGACGAGCGAGCCGCCGGGACACTACCAGAAATGTGGTGGACTGGAGAAGACGGAGCGCAGTACCACTGGACGTTCAACGATGGTAAGATGTTCCAAGAGTACTCGCAGGTCGAGTGGTCAGGACAGTCGCAGGTAGAGTTCTAGTTTCTACGCGGGAGTCGGCACGGGGCAGCCGGCTCCCGCATCCCAGCCCCAAGGAGGTTTCATGACGCTATCCCTTACCTGCCCGACCCATAAACCACATCGACGGCTATGGAACATCCGTAGCGGCAAGAACGAAATTTATTATTGCTCCCACAGCGAACACGACAAGGACAACAGCCGGTCGCTATGGACGGCGGAGCAGCTCCTCGCAGCCCACGAAGAAGCCAAGAAGAAAGAGGCCGAAGATGACAGCAACGCCTAATGACAAAGCAGCGGAAATGGCACTTATCGGCGCGCTCCTCGTTCACGGGGAAGCGTACCAATCGCTCTCGCCCATCGTTGTGGCAGAAGATTTCTATGACCCAACATGCCGGGCTATGTGGAAGGCGGCGGAGCGCCTAGCCAAGCGCGGCATGGCGATTGACTCGCTCACCATCAGCAGCGAACTCCCAGAGGAGATTAGTCGAACAACCATTAGCAAGGCAGTGAGCAGTCTCCCACTCGGCGGCGACTGGAACTCCTACGCAAAGGTCGTGGCCGACCTAGCCGTGTACCGAAAGATGATTGCGGCGGCGCACGAGATTGCTCGCGTCGCCTATGCACGCCCAGAGAGCCTTGACTTGGCGCTGGACGAAGCCCAGAAACGGGTTTTTGCACTCACTTCTGGGCGCGGGACTCGTGCAACTATGCCAACAGAGGGAATCGCCCGCAAAATCCTGAATCACCTTGGCGTAGTCATGACCAACGGCGAAGAGTCTGGCGTACCAACTGGCCTTCGCGCGCTGGATGACATGACCGGCGGCTGGCAGAAGAGCGACCTCGTCATCATCGCCGCTCGACCGAGCGTCGGCAAGACCGCGCTCGCCATCGGTGCGGCGCGTTGGGCGGCGCAGTTCTATGGCAAGCGTGTGGCAATCTACTCGCTGGAAATGTCGGCGCAGTCCATCGGCACGCGCCTCTTGGCGAGCATGTCGGGCGTTGGAACGACGGACATTATGCGTGGGCGCATCTCTGGCGCAAACTGGGTGCGCCTAGCAGCGGGTGTTGGCAAGATGAAACGCGCCAACATTCTTGTGGACGACACGCCAACCATTACGCCTGCGGAGTTGCGCTCACGCGCGCGCCAAATCAAACAGGCTGGTGGCCTTGACCTAATTATTGTGGATTATTTGCAGCTCATGGTCTCTGACCGACAGAGCCGGGATGCGAACCGCGTTGCGGAGGTGTCCGACATCAGCCGCAGCCTGAAGGCGCTCGCGCGCGAACTGGACGTACCGGTCATCGCCCTATCGCAGTTGAACCGCTTGTCCGAGCATCGTGATGCTGGCGAGCCGCGCTTGTCTGACTTGCGCGACTCTGGTGCGATTGAGCAGGATGCCGACGTGGTCATGATGCTCTGGCGACCCAATGGCCAGACGCACGGAGAGCCAGTCGAGGACATCAAACTGACCATCGCCAAGCACCGCAATGGCCCGACGGGCGAAGTTGCGCTACGCTTCATGAAGTCAACAACGACATTTGTGGAGGAGCAATGAGACACGCCAGTTTCTTCTCTGGTGCAGGTGGTCTAGACATCGGCTTTGAACGAGCCGGCATCAAGACTGTCAGCACCTGCGAGATTGACCCATACGCCAGCGCCGTGCTGGCAGAGCGATTCCCAGACGCTCCGAACCTGGGCAGCATCACGGAGATCAATGCCAATGACATCCCAGAAGCAGACATTTGGACTGGGGGATTCCCCTGCCAAGACCTCTCAGTCGCAGGCAAGCGAGCAGGATTCACAGGCCAGCGATCCAGCCTTGCCTTCACCTTCCTTGACCTTGTGGAGCAGCGACGACCTCGGTGGCTTGTGTTGGAAAACGTACCGGGGCTATTCAGTTCCAATCAAGGACGAGACTTCCACCGACTACTCCGTGAAATGGACGAACTCAGGTATGGCGTATCGTGGCGAACTCTGGATGCTCGATACTTCGGAGTCCCCCAGCGCCGCCGTAGAGTGTTCATTGTCGCAAGTCTTGAATCCGACCGCGCCAATCAGGTTCTCTTTGAGTGCGAGGGCTGCGGAGGGCATCCTACGCCGGGCAAGTCGTCGTGGCAAGAAACTGCCACCGGCGTTGATGACGGCTCTGGAATCGCTGGTGCGCTCCTCGCTAGATACCACAAAGGAGTCAGCAGCACCATTGACAACCATCTCGTCGTCGGTGCGGAGACTAACTCCGACGGAATGCGAGCGCCTGATGGGCTGGCCAGACGGGTGGACAATCGTGAAGTCATGGAAGACCAGAGGCGGGTCGGGAACTTTGAGCTCTACGACTTCCCCAAAGACTCCGTCGCCCCAACCCTAAGCGCCCTGCGCGCCAAGGATGAGATGGTCTATGGCCCTGCGCTATCTTTCCCGTCCCGGTTTGGCAGCAATGCTACCGTGACAGAGGACGTTGCTCAGTCGTTCGCCCACTCGGCAGGAGCGCCCGCCGTGTTCCGCAAAAGTCGACGGGCGCAGACGGATGAGGACGTGGAAACATGGGTGGATGACGGGGTGGCCAATACAATCAACCTGTTTGACCTCGGTGACGTGCGCACTACGCACGCTGTCGTCGGATCAGTAGATGATTTGGGGATTGACCCAACTGGATTGGACAATCACCGCTACCGCTGCTGCGGGAATGGTGTGGTAGCCAATGTTGCAGAGTGGATCGGGCAGCGCCTGGTCTCAGTAGATAAGGAGTGGAACAATGCCTAAGCCTAGAACAAGCGAACGCTACCGGTCGTACATGACCTCACTCGCTATCCTCATTTGGGTTATCGTCATGGCTATGGCTGCGGTCGGCAGTCGCCGTGTGTAACTGCGACAAGTAAACCTTGCCGCCGGGGATGTCTTCGTAATCATCCCGACCGAAGAACGATTCGTAGACGATTCCGTATTTCTTGCAAAAAGCCCGTAAGGAGATACCCTCCTTGCGGGCTTCTTGCTGAAAGAACTCTTTAGCCTGCTGTTCTTGGCTTTGGCTCATCGCTGAACTCCTCTTCAATAATGTCCAGAGCCAACTCCAAGCCCATCCTCAGCCCGGCTGCGGTAGATGGGTCGACTAACTGGGTCTCCATCATCCGAAGCACGGACTTCCTAATCTCTGGTGTACTCGGCTGAACAATCAGCCTATTAATCCTATTCACAGTATTTTGCATACTCATACCCCGAATGCCTCCAAGATCGCATCGGAGTTCCATTTGTATACGACCACCGATACCAATACATTTTTCTTGCCGCACCGCTTGCAGAGCATGAGACGCGCTTGGCCTTTGGCGAAGGGAATCGGAACGCCCTTCCGACCCCTTGCCACCTTAAGCTCATAGGCTTTGCAATACCGGCACGCAAGATTCTTAGCGACGCTCAAACGCTGCTAGAGCAATAAGCGCAGCAGCAAACGCCCCGAACGGGTCAATGGCTAGACTACCAAATGCCGCTGCAAGGGCGTACAGCCAGCGCTCCCGACTCGTCTTCTGCGTAATGATGTTTTCCGCAACGTCGATTACCTTGCGGTAAATCGGCTGCTCTCGGTCCTCAATGTTCTCTGGTGTGGTTGCCAAGATCGGCCTCCTTCACTAATGATGCAGCAACATAGGCTGCTACTTTTGCCGCTTCGGGCTGCTCAACCCCTCGGTCTTGCAACTCTGCACGGATTGTTTCGTAGATTTGCGCCCATCCAGAAATGATTTCCAGTGGGCCGACTCTCCGCTTTGGCTTCGGCGGTAGGCTCATCGAACGTTCATCCAATCAATCTTGTCCTTGTCCCATTCGTTGACCCAACGGTCTCGGAATGTTGGGGCATTGAGATCCTTGTCCGAAATAACGTAATCCATCTCTGGCCACTCAACCCCTGCGCTGAGAGGGTGAATCGCCATCTCGCCTGTGCCAGAGTACCGGCCAGTGCATGCGTACAGAACAACGGTGTTCGGCTCCAGCGCCAAGAACCCGCGAGCGTAGCCAGCGTCGGCGTAGAACACCTGTGGCTCTTCCGAATCAATCTCCAACTCAACTCGCTCGCCGAAGTTGATGCTCTCTGGATTGCAGTTGACCGCCGCAAGATAGGCTCGACCAGACACAACAGTCATTGCCTTGCCCATCGGCTCAGTGTGCTGCAAGTGCAGCCCACGAAGCACGCCCTTTCGGCTGCGGCTCATGTTGATCTGCTGAATCTCCCCAAACTTGGTCGCTCCGTCACCGGACTTCCATACTTCCGTGAAGAAACCCCTCTCGTCTGGACGAATAGTAGGAGTCCAGATTTTTACTCCACTCAATGACATACACCCTCACACTCAGCACGCCCAAATTGAGCCTGCCATTGGTACTGATTGCCATAAATGCCAGTGGGGATAGATCAATAAGTCTTCCCCCAGAACCATCTCTCCAGCACCCGAAGCAATGATCCCTGACCGTGACCACGATACTTTTACCGTTCGCCGTGTTCACTACGCGAACCTTGTATGGTTTAGACCCTAGGCGACTGTTGTGGCCGCCCATCGCTGCGTAAAATAGTTTCTCCCCCTTGCTGTAGGGGTTACAAGTATTGCGATACCCGCCGAAGCAGAACTTCTGGCTCTGCGGATGAGTGTTGCCATACCAAGTGGCTACTCCTTTGTCTCCGTCGTCAAATCCTCCGGCTCCAAAGATGAGTCCGATTGTGATGATCCATGCCATTCTAGGAAGTCCTCCAACTTGAGCGAGATCAAAACGTCTCGCTTCTGTCCCGACCCTCTGGCTGTCACGTGGACGACTGCTCGCAGTTGCCCTTCACGTACCGGTACTGATTCTAGCAGGTTCCAGATGCGTGTAGGGAAGGCAGCGCCGCTCTTGACTTGGACTGCCATCCAGTCATCACGGTCTCCCCCATCTGCCTTCCCCCCAAACATTCCCACTCGCTTGATTCCCAACTGATGGCAAACCCAGCGCTCGATGGCATTGCCACGAGAGCGGTTCAATCGTCCGCGTCGCTGTGCTGCCGTCTCAGTCATTAGAACCCCCAGGACTGTGCTTTTGCTGCCTGTTTGTCTCTTGCGTCGGCAACATCAACGCTCTCTAGATCCAGTTTCGCGTCTGGCCGCTGGAGGAACTCCTCCGCCGCCAAGAACAAGACATCCACTTCATGCTCACAGAATGGGCATGTACTAGGATGCTGCTCGCTGACCGACAGGGCTTCAAGCCCTGACCGGGCAAGCGCGCAGATACTAGCTTGCGTCGCTTGTTCCGCGTTGCTGTAGTGGACCGAAGATGAGTGGGCTTGCCTCGTAGGCTCGGAAGTCTGCGTAGTTCTTTCCGTTGTACTCACGAATGCGACCCCACTTTCCAATCACGTGCATGTGCTGTCGAGGGTCCTTCGCTGCACGCAGTGCGATGGCCTTCTCATAAATCTTCTGGCCGTGTGCCTGAAGGTCGCTCCCCCAGAAACTTACGGTCACGTACAGGTAGCGCTCTGGAGCCGTGTCCACCTTGCCGCCAGACAGCCAGGCATCGTATGCCTCAGTCTGCTGCAAGCACTGGATCTCAAGGACGGTACCCTTTGGGGTCTCCTTCAGTGCCGGCTTGTTCTTGTCTCCGATCCAAACGTCAATTCGATCTGCCATAATTCCCCCTAATACAATGCTACTGCGCAGCAGTTGATGCCTTCATTGAAGCATCCTTCGCACAACCAGTGAAAGTTGCACGGCTGCTCAACCAATTTGTTGGTCGTACTCTCTTCCGACTGACAGACGTGGCACGTGCCGGTGTCTGCCATTAGAACTGCAACCCGTCAAAGTCTTCGGACTTGGCCGCTGGCTTTGGCTCGTCGCTAAAAATCTTCTTAGCGGCGGTCGCAACCTTCTCGTCAGTTGACGCATCGGCTTCTGGGTCATCGCCCGTCGGCACAAGGAAGCCAGTCAGGAGCGCATACTTGAGCGCCCCAGTTGCTGCCTTGTAGGCTGCCTTGTCCCCGCTGTCCGCACCAGTACCAATGGACTGGAACGAGATGGTCTCGCCCGACTCTCCGTCGGTGAGCGTCCACGTGAAGCGGAGCGTCAGCAGCGCCTGCTTGCCGCTTGGGGTCAAGCCTTCGCTGATTACGTCAATGTTTGTCGGAGTCATCGAGACGTTCAGTTTGGCAAGCTGCTCTCGCACCTTGTCTGCCACGACCGAAGCCTGAACGAACTTGTATCCCTGCGCTGAGTTCGTGCCGGTCTTCGGCACGTAGCCCACCGCTTCCATGACCTTGGCGATCTTGCTCGCCAGCGTCGTCTTTCCTGCTGTCACTTTGCACCTCCTAGGCATTCTGTCCGCCAATTGCACCAACCACACGGCCATTTCCGCTTGGTTGCGTTGGGGAGCCGTGGCGGCTTCCGATCCCCGTAATAGTTTAGCACGCGCAGCACCCGCTGTGCGCGGTCGCCCCAATCGTCCAGGTCAACTGGAAACTCGGCGATCTCAAAACTGTCCTTGCTGACGTAGACTACCCACGCCTCGACATGGACGGTTCCCAATTCCTTGGCCTTGTCTCGACCAATAATATTGGCATACGATGCCACCTGTGTGGCATGCTCAGGCTTAGCGTCGCGCAACCGGCTGAAGCCACCAGACTTAATACTCTTGAACTCCAGCACGGCGTAACCGCCCTCCTTGAGGTCAAGCAGCGCGTCAATATTCCCAGCGAAGTTGTTCTCCGCGTCCTCTACCGGCACCTCAAACTTGATGTCGTCGCCGTAGGCTTCGGTCAGCGCGTTCACAAGGAAATCGCCGACAGCGTTGCCCATGGCAAAGATGCGCAGGGTTTCTGCGGTAAATGGCTCTGAGTGTGGCACTCCGTGCGACGAATACCAATGTGCTCGGATGCATCCGCCCAAAAGCGAACCGCGCCACTTTTGCTTAGATGGCCGACCAATCTCCTGCCGCTTGGCAAGGACCTGATCGACTTGCTGTCCTACGTGCATACCCACCTCCGTCACCCCCCAAGAATTAGGTGCCGGCTGGGGGAGGTGGATCCCAGCCGGCACATGTGCGCATCTTACTCTATCTAGTCGTTACCCGCAAGTTCTCGCTTGAGCTCTTCAATGCGTGGCAACTTGTTGCGGTTCTTGCTTGCGCAAGCGGCCAGCCGCTGAACTGTTTCCACGTCGTGAAGTACGCGCGGGTTCACTGGCACAAGATGTGGGTCTCGCAGCGTACCCATGTAGTACGACCGGTGATCTGCATTCGCCAGCGCTTCGTCCTTGACGACTTCGGCATTCAGCGCAGCCCCGATAATCTCTGCTGCCTTGAACATGCTGGTGTTCTGCCCAGTGACGTTGTAGATTCCGTGATAGTTTTGGATGCCGCCATCAATGGCCTTAACAATTGTGTCCGCCGCATCCTGCACGTGAAGGATTGGCCGCTTTGCATCACTGGTTGGGGCGATTCGATTAGTCGTTACCGCCTCCAGCGCAAAGTGGTTAATCCCAAGATCAACTCGGAAGTTCGGTGCGTCGCCCCATAGCGTAGCGAAGCGAAGGATCGTGGCGTTTGGTACCACGGTATCCATAAGCCGCTCTGCCTTTACCTTGGAGTCCGCGTATGCCGTCAGCGGATTGACAGGAGTCTGCTCCACGCAAAGATCCGCCGACACTCCGTACACCGAAGCAGACGATGCCAAGATGTGCTGGGTATCTGGGAATAGGCTGGCAACTTCTGCGACAAGATCAACGTTGGTCGTGTACGTCAAGCCAGGCGACAACTCACCCATTGGGTCATTGCTAATTGCCGCAAGGTGAACGACCGCCTTTGGCCGGTCAAAGATTGAGAGGATTCCATTTGGGTGTGCTACCTGCACGTCTGGCAGATAGGCAAACGGGATGTCCTCGTCGTAAATGACTGGGTCTACGCCGACGACTAGGTAGTTCCTATCCCGCAACGCCTTGACGACGAGCGGCCCAAGGTACCCACGATTTCCAGTAACGATAACAACTCGACTCACTTGTACCCCCTTAGATGCTGGCGCAGCACATCCGCCCAGAAAGGCAGTTGCGGCAATTTATTATTCTGCAATGCCGAATAGGACGGTCGCAGATTATCCGTTGCATCGTCCGCACGCGGGAAGATGCGCTGGTTCAATCCTAGCTCATCGTTGACGAACTTGGCAATAAGATAAAAAGATGCTGACCCTTCGCACACCGCATGGTACACGCCTGGGACAGCATCTTTTGTTACTGCTAGGTTCACGATAGTATTTGCCGCTGCCGGCAGGTAGGTCGGGCTAACAATCTGCCCGTCTGGCATGTTTAGGCTCTTGCCGTACTGCCACGTCAGATTGTCTACGAAAGAGTGGCGAAGCGGAGACTTCCACTTGCCAAACGGCGAAGAGATACGGACGACAATGCCGTCCTTCCCCAACACCGAAATCTCCCCCGACCGCTTGCTCTTTCCGTAAACGGACGGAGCGCCAAAGGAAAAGTATTGCGACTCTGGGTCTTCGCCTTCGCCAATCTTCCCCGTGATAGGGCGCGGATACCGGTCGTTCAGTTTCCCAAACACGTAATCCGTTGAGATGTAGACAATAGGCCTAGAACTAGCGATGACTGCTGGGATCAAATGATTGACCCGATCAGCCATGCGCGGGTTACTCTCGCACAAGTTTACATCCCGATAGGCGCTGGTGTAGATGATTGACGAGAACGGCTCCACGACGCGACGAACTTCGCCAGCGTTTGCGGTTTCCGCATTGAACACGACATCGGTTGCCCGGTATCGCGGCAAGTCGTCGCTCTTCTCCCTGCCAATAATCTTATTCTCTACCCTTGCCAAGTCCAATGCTTCAGCAATATGCTGTCCGACTTGGCCGTTGCCGAATACGCCGATCATCGCTCCCCCTTCTTTTTAGCGGTGAATTGTTGCAACTCCCGCCTTCAACTTGTCAAAGATTTCTCGCAGTACCAGCACGTCGGCTTCGCAGTGCTCAACGATAGTTTCAAACTGCTCGTCGTCACCGTGGTCAGCCTTGTCCCAGATGCGTGGCGAGAGTTGAGTCTTGCCATTCTTTGCCTCAAAGAACGCCTCGGCATTGGCAAGGGACTTTCGCCCGATGTTGAACATGCCGCCCTTGGCTAGGTACATTGCGTCAATGTGCATTCGTGGGTACAGCAACGGAAGGTTGTGGTACGCCAGTCGAGCATTGATGCGCGGAACGTCAAACAACTTGCCGTTCCATGACACGAGAACATCAAACTTGCTGATGAGCTCAGCGTATGCCTGCACCGCAGGGCCGTCGTCTAGGACGTTTTTGCCTGGGTGGGTCTTCACTGAGATTGTGGTGACATTGCCAAACTGGTCAGCAACTGAGCCGCAGAGGAACCGGCTCCACATGGAGAAGGTTGTCTCGATGTCAAAGTAGCCCATCGTCAATCCAACAAAATCCGTTTGCTTAACAGCCGGACGCTTTTTAGGCGTAAGCAGCCACTCCAACGGATCTGTATATACAACAGGATCTTTAGTACTGGTTTTAGTCAGTGTCTTAGACCCGCCCGCTGCGGCGGGAGAGCGATCGTACTGCTTTGTCTTGGCCTTGTCAAGTTTCCGCCTAAACAACTTCTGAACGCTATGCTTTGTAGCGCCGTTGCCGATCTCTTCGGCAATCTTTGCGAACGAAAGACCACGCTTGCGAAGAATCTCAATGTCCTTCATTGCGCCCATGTCTAACCCCCGATCAATTGTAGGAAGAGCTGCATCACCGAGCCGGCGATGGACAGACCTATCCCTACCTTCCATTGTACACCAATCTCTGCTTTCGTGTGTAAATCCTGCCGTACTTTTCTGGCCATTTCGTCGGTCGCCTGAACAACCTCGACCTGACGCAGCCTGTCCTCAATCCGACCGGTTTGGTCTCGCAATAGGCGGATTTCCTCTAACAGGGTCTGGAACTGGTTGTTGGTCATTACGACGATCTTCCGGCTCGGAATGCAGAAGCAAGAACAAGGTCCATCTCAATCCGCTCGTGGCCCTCTGTCTCGCCAAACCAACGGACACCAGAAATAATGAATGGAGTATTGTCTAGGGCAACAAGGTTTGAGACATTATCTTGTAATCCGCTGGCAGTGCCAGCAGAAACAAGGGTATTGGTTTTTATTGTCACATTTACAGTCGAACCAAGATCCCACCCATTCCACATTTCAACTCCGTCAACAACAACGGAAAAACCAATTCTTCGGGTATTGTCCGAAGAGTAAATACGCTTTAACCTTGCCGCTTCTTTTGTCGCTGCTTCTTCGTTGATAAAGCCAGTTTTTGTTACAATTAACGGAATTCTGCCAATTGTTCCGATACTAGCGGTATCCGATGAAGTTGCCCCAATAGTATTGATTCCGTAGTTTTGTGCCGAAGATCCAGACAAATATTGCCCGCTCGGAATAACCGTAATTTCGTTTCTTACACTTGCGTAACCAGGGGTGTATGAGAAACTTTTTAACGTATATGGGTACATAAGCGCAAGCGAAGTAGAACTCGTTACGTTAAGGTTCAACTTAAATTTACCGTTGTAATCGCTAGTGCCAGACGGACGGTCAATCCCGAATGTTACAACCTTGCTAGTGTCTGCCCCCATCTGAAGATCGCAGACATCGGCGATAGCAGTAAGCACATTTTTCCCATAAAGGTAAGTGGTGTGTGTAGCCGTAGCCGATGAAATGGTTGTTAGCGTGGAGTAATCTAGTCGACTCTTTGTTGAAGTTGCATCGGCAAACAGCCGAGAAATAATAGTGTTCGCTGTTTCGTTTGTTCCTTGGCCAAGCGTTACGGAATCAGAAATTTTTCCGACCTTTGCCAGGTGGAATGTAGCTGTGCTTGATTGATAAATTGATGCGTAAATCTGGAATTTATATGTTACCCCATTACGCAGCGGGAAAATTGTGCGGTTATATGTGCTGCTATATAGGATAGATGGGTACATAGCAACCGGCCTAGTCAGTTGATTAGTCTGTTTACCTGTTTCATAGCCAAATAGTTTAAGTGTTACGCCAGTAGCCTTAAAGCGATTGACTCCAGTCGTTGCATCCGAAGAGATACTCTGCACGTATGCGATTACGCCATTAGTCCCAAGTGGCGGCTGACCATCGTCGGGAGGCCCAGATGGAGACGCAATGACCCATGCCGACCACGTTTGCGTTCCAGCAGCAAAGCCAGTGCTACTACCAGCCCAGTTAAGGTCAAATTTAAGTTCAATGGACGGGCCAGTTAGAGTCTCGCTACTATAAAAAGTGGTGTTCGTTACGCTATCGATTACAAGAGGGCTAACAGTTACCCCAGATACGGAAATAGTCGTAGTGGCATTAGTTGTTACTCCGGTAACGCCATAGATTGATCCATAAAATTCTGAAGCGCTAAGGTTCGGATTTAGTGATGCGCTGTCGCCAATGGTCATGCCGGGGAATGCCGTGAAGTCTTGCTCAAGTACGGCTTTGTAATCCAGCCCACTAAAAGTGGTCTCGTAGTCAGTGACCGTGTAATCATTCAGAATTCCTGCGGCAATAAATTCCCACCGCGAACGAGAGGTTGACCACCGGTCAATTTCATAGTGCCTCTCTAGGGGAACAAATTGGGTGATCTGCTGATGGTCATTAGGCAGTGTCCAAAACGCCGAGCCGACATCGTTTGCCTGTTCTTCAGAGCCAATTGCCTTGGCATCAAACACAACGGCCTTAACCGCACCGCGCCACCCTCCAGTACCAGTACGATCCCACAACGTAATCCGAAATTTTAGTTGACTGCTCAAATCCAAGCCTCCCGGTGATTCATAGTTACCGTAAGCGCAGAAAAGGGAACACCACCGCTAGGAACAACTGAGAATGTCTTGCTTCCTGGGGGGATGTATGGAAACCCAGAACTCGTGGAGCCGAGAAGCGTCATGTTTGTTTGGCTCAATCCGCCAGAAAAAGTGGTAATAATGCGACGATTGCTGTCTACATCCACAGTTGTTGAGGCTGGAACGGTCACCTCTGTCCTAAACACATCGGTGATTGCAATGGTCACAACCGTGGTAGCCGTAGAGGACAAGGTTATAATTGGATAGGCATTGTAATTTCCATTATTCGTAACCGTGGTGGTGCTTGTTGAAAAGGTCGTACTAATTCCAGGTCCAAGCTTTCTTGGGTCTTTGCAGAATAACGTAATTGACACTGTCGTTGCGCCACCCCTATCGCTAGTTTGCGGTGTCATGGCATCGCTCCGAAGATTGTAGGCAGGAGTCGAAAGAGGCCGAACGAATAGCGTTAGGGGAATTCCAGAGGAGGAGTAAGCGCTATACGCAATTGTCTGTTGCGTAAAATTAAGCGCACGGAAACCATCGTTGCTTGCGGCCCACTCAGGGTATGGCTGGAACGCCTGATTCAGGTTATTCAATCGGTCGTGCAAGTCGGCCATGCTTGAACCAAACACTTGCACAATCATTTGCACTGATCGACTAGAGAGCGTGGCAATATCTGTATCTGCTCCGTCTCGCTGGGCCAGTTTGTCTACAAATCCAGATACCCCAATGTTCCCATAGGAAACACTGTCAACGAAGTAGCCGCTCAAGGGCTGCCCTGGTCCAGGGGAGGAGGTAAGGCTATTGAGGTTAATGATTGCCGATGTTGCCGTCCCAGTCGCAATGGAAATGGGTTTAGAGAAATCCATTAGCCAAGTCTCCTAATTGTGCGGATGCGGGTTTTCTCAAGCCGCCATCGGGCTTGGGCGGCTGCTGCTAGGTTGTTCAGCCCAAGGGCCGTCACATCTGTGTTGCCGCCGACGACAGTCCACTGCTGGAACTGAGCGCGGTCAAACATCAGCATCGAGAGGGCCTCTGCCGCAACGAACACCTTAACCGCGTATTGCGCTCGGTTGTTCAGGTCAGTGGTCACGGTCGATGGGGAGATGGCTACACCAGCAGTGGTATAGGTTGGGTTGATCGCACCCCACGGCTTGTACCCATACACGCGCAACGTTCCTGTGTTGGAAGAAAACGCATAGTGAGTGGGCAATTCAAGATTACCATTAAAAAAGTCCCAGCCAGAGTCTGCACCTTCGCCAACCGTTGGCTTGATGGTCTCTGCGTATTTCGGCTGCACGATGGTATTCACCACGCCAGCGCTTGAGAACGTGCCAACGGATGTTGTGTTGGCAAGGATAAACGTGGAGGACGTAGATGAAATTACGGTCCCAGTGATGTTGTAGCCAGTTGGAACAACACCCGTGACTGATACTTCCTCGCCCACATCAAACGTCATGTCGTTTCCAGGGGCAGAGATGCCTGTGTAGGTATAGGTATTTTGCCCAGTGGAAGAGGCATATGTTGCCCCGCTAATCGTGGCGCTCTTTGAGATTGCGTTGTACACGTCTACGCGGATCGGCCAGTTCACGGCAGACAGCGCGTATGAGTGAATTGCCCCCTGGTCAGGGACGCTAAACGAGATAGGCTCTACGCCCTCATTGGGGTAGATAGAGCTGACCGCGTCAATCCCCTGCTCGATGAGTTCACCGAGTTGGGCATCAGTCCACGTGGTGCTATTGGCATCGCGCAGGTTCCTGCGAATGCCGGTGAGTAGGGTCTCAAAACTTACTGTCATTACGCTACCTTCGCTCCTTTTCCTCTATTCTCTGCCGCCCACCTGAAAGCGTCGGCCCATTCTTTTGCTCGGTCCTTGTAGTGATATTCCTTCAGCACCCGCTCCTTAGCGGCTGCCGCTAGGTCTTCCCTAAAAGAGGGATTTCTAGCCAGTTTCTTGACTGCCTCATACCATTCACCTCTCCCGCGAGCAAGAAGCCCATCAATGCCGTCTCTGACGGGGCTATAGGGTCCGTCCTTACCGACCCTCTCCCCGATAAACGCAGCCCCTGCCAGCGAGTATTCCAGCCAGTGGAGTTCAGACTTGGATGAGTCAAAGATGTCGCCCATTAGTGGGGCTACACCGATCTCTGGATGGCTGTTCACCAGCATCTTGGAGAAGCCGGCGATACTGTTCTGGAATGGGATGTGCTCCTCAAAAATGCCCTGTGTCTGATTAATGAAGTCGCCTTCACCGCCAATCCAGATGCGGTGCAACTCGTCCTTGAGGTCGTGCATTGCCTTTGCGCAATATCCGCCCTGAAGTTTTTGTGGCTTCCGTGGGTCGGATGGGAACCCCATGTAGTCCCGCATTCGGGCAACGCCGCCGTAATACAACGCCCGCACCTTGGTGTCTGGTCGGGGTTCTGTTTGAATGTAAAGGTCTGGGTCAATCGCATTGCGGATGACCCTAATGTTGTCGTTGAACTGGGCGAATCGTCGGGCAAGCATTGGCGTACTAACGGTCATCAGGTCGGCTCGCTTTGCCATTTCTTCAATCAACCCAAGTTCTGGGACGGTGTCTTTGATGTATCCATTCCACGGCTTAATATTGAAATGGTCGTCGTCTGTCTCGTAGATAATCCCCTTGCCATGGTTGGCATGCTGGAATACTGGCCAAAGCAGGCGGGTCACAAGATCGCGCTCTTTGGCTGGGCCGTGTTCGTGGGCTGCCGCAGCAGCGTAATCAAACGTCACGAACGAGCATTGGTCGCATGCCATCGTAGTGTTGTAGTACCGACGGAACACCACCACGTCCGCCCAATCAACATCGCTGGTGTCAATTTTCACCAGCCCCTTGCTAAAGGCTTCTGGCATTGTGTATTGTTCTGCCCCTGGCAATCCCTCAATATTAATATTGCTAATGCCCTTGTATTCAATTCCTAACTTGAGGAATTCGTCGCGCATCTGGTGTCCACGGAAATAGGCGCATGGGCCTTCCTCAACGTGTCCCCAAACTAATACCTTAAGATTCTCTGCCATTGTTCCCCCTTGCTATTGTGGATCCCCGCCGAGAAGATCTCGTCCTCTCGGCGGGGAGTCCTGCTTAACTACCTAACGATCAGCTGATCGAGGAAGTCGTGCGCAGGATGCGGTAGCGAGCAAGGCCAAGACCCGTCGCAACACCGTTATCACCGGCTGCGGTGGTATCGGTCGACGTGTGGAGGAGCTTGCTGCCGAAGCGCATCTTGTAACCGACCAACGCCTTCTGTGCGAGTGGGTCGGTATGATCGCCGCCAGGTGCTACGAAGTAGCTCTGGAGCGTCTGGCTGTCGCCGATGGTATAAGCATCAGGAGCCAGGAAGAGCGCGTTGTATACTGCACCCGAAGTAGCATACGTCGTCGGAGCCGAAGCGGCAGCGCGGAACGCATCCGAAGATACGATAATGCGGCAGCCACCAAAGCGCCCAACCTCATTCGTGAGGGCTGGGAGATCCGAGACATACTTGTTCAGTTCAATGAAGCCGTTGGTCGACGTGTCGGTCAACAGGTCAAAGGACTGATTTGGGTGAATGATCAGGCGGAAGAATCCGTCTGCGAACGGCTGAACGTTCGCGGCGAGCATGTCAGCGACAAGTCGCTTGACGAGCCAGCCGTTGATCGGCGCAGCCACAGCCGTGGCAGCGTTGGCAACAACCGTCTGGGAAGCCGTAGCGCCTTGGATTGCAGCCGTGCGGGCCGTGCTGTGAATCGTGTTGCGGACAAGGTTGTCCATGGATCGCGTCGCCTTGTACGCCACGCGCTCAGCAGCGATGCTGATGAGGTCGTGTGGGTTGTCAAGCTGGGCGAGATCCGTGACGGCAAGCGTGCCGCCGTACTGTGCCGCCGTGAAGAACTCTGACGAAATCGTCAGGGCATCATCGGTTGGCGGAGCGCCCTCGGTAAGAGGGGTCGTGTTGATATCGAGGTCGGCATAACGCGCATAGCGAATGACGTTCGTTCCCTTCACGAAACGGCCAGGGACATAAAGCCCCGGCATTGCGTGAACGGCACGAGCGCGGAGTTCCTCAAGCGCACGCGCCTGAACAAGCTCCTGTACTAGTGCGCCAAAGCCAGCCTGCGACGTAAGAGTGGTAGCCACTGTTTAGTCTCCTTGCTGTATTTGGTTAATTCCCGTCGTAAAACGGGTTCCCCAGCGATTCAAGTTCCTTGGCAATATCCGTGGAACCGCGCTTGCTGGCAGCCGGCGGGGCTGCCTTGCGTGGGGAATTGGTATCAACGTAGGTGTCCGTCGTGCTGTTCTTCTCCACAGACTCCACAAACTTCTCAAACGCCTCAGCCTGAGCCGCTGCGTCAAGACCCTTGGTTTCTGCGACAAATTTAGCATACGTCGGATGCTTACGTGCGAGTGCTTCCTCTTGGGCTGCACTGCGCGCCGCCTGTAGTTCTTGCTCCAACTGCTGCGCGCGAACGTTTGCCTTTTCCAACTCGGTCATGTTGGCAAACTCCACTTCAGCCTTCCACTTCTTGAGGGACTCTGCTTCTGCCTTTAGGGCATCCAGTTCCTTCTTCGTTGCGGTCAGAGCCTGGTCCTTACCAGCCAGACGCTTCTTCCAAGTGGCTAGATCCTCTTCCGGGGCAGTGGCCTCAACAACCGGTGTCTCCACTGGCGCTGCGGGCGACTGCTCCTCGACCAAGGTAGCGACTTCGTCAGCCATCTTGCTTTTCTCCTTTTTTACTGTCCCTAATGGGTGGGACTAATTCCCCGCTCCTGGAATCAAGAAATCAGAGATTTCTTCCAGAACACTTGTCTTTGGATCACCAGTCAGGAACGACTGGATCTGTGTCACCGAACTCTGCATTGTTCGTGCGAAATTCAGCGGTCCGACTAGGCGCTCGCCTGTCGTCAGGATGGACTCAGCAGTCCTGCCTGGAATATCCTCAAGTTTGCCTTCGTATGCTGGCCGCAAGATACCGTTTCGGAACCAGTACGGCAGGGAGGCACCAACGTCTGTTGGTACGCCCGGCAGAAGGCTGTTGAGATAATTGATCAATGGCGTTCGTGTCATGACAACGTCCTGCAACTGCGGATTTTCCTCAAGCGCAGCAGCAACGTGGTCAGCCACAATATTCAATCGGTTGAACCCTAGGAATGGTGCGTACTCTCCAGTAAATGGTGCGTACTTAAATAGCGCGTTTCCGAATACTGGGAGGATCTTGCCGTACATATACGATGTCGGGTAGAAACCAGTGAACGGGTGGTTGAGCGTTCGCTCAAGCGCGCTCTTGGCTGGGTTGTACAACTGCTCCTTTGCCGCGACTTCCGCTGATCGAGCGTGCGCTGCGCGGGCAAAGTCCACAAAGTCCGTAACGCCCTTGCGCTCATACAGGTACTGCGCAAGCCCTTGACCAAGTGCCGTGCTTGTTGCGCGAGAGATCGTCTCGCCACGCTCAAGCGTGAGGAGCGCCTCGTCAAGTCCGGGCAAGCGGTAGCCATTATTCATCTGGCCAGCAAGCCGACCGATGATGGTATCAAGCCACGGCTCTCGCTTGGCGATCTTAAGTTTTGGTAGTGGCTGGCTTACGGCAGCGCCTGTCTTGGCAGCCTCTTCGGCCTGTGCCATGAGCAACTTCTCCTTGCGGAGTTTCTCAACGTTGACAGACAACTGCTCAAGCCGCTTCTCAATCAGAGAGGCAAACGAATCCGCTTCCTTCTGAAGATCGCTCTTGGAGATGATTCCGGCGCTGATAAGGTCGTCAGCAACTGCGGAAATGGATTCCGCGACTGCGTCCCTAGCATTGCCAAGGGATTTTAGCATATCGTCGTACTGTTGGATAAATGTTGGGATTTCAAGGGTGCTTGCCTCAGCAGCAAGTTCTGGGTATCCACGGTCAAGTACCTGTCGGTATCCAGCCGCTGGTCGACCGCGCTGCTGGCCCTTTGCAGTGTACCAGAATCCAAGGTCAACCAACTCTGCGTCTGAAGCGCTCTTGAACTGTCCGCCTGCGCGGTATCGGCCAGAGCCACCAACGTCAATGCGGATGACATCTCCATTCGGCAGGATGCCCGTGTTCATCCCGTCTGGGCCGACTGCGTCCCAGTTATTGAGAATAACGTCGGCAAGGTGGTTATCAAGGAATTGCTGCGCCGACTCGGCAGGAACCTGATCAAGACCAATCTTGCCAAGCTCCTTAATGCCCTCTTGCCACGTAGATACTACGTAGAGGGTTCCACCGCGCATGCTAAGCGACAACTCTGGCACCATTACGCCCATCTTGCGATAGACCTCTGCCGCCATATATTCGTTAAGGGCAGCGATAGCCGAGACGCTGGCGTTAGACCCAGCAGCCTTGGCATAGCGCTTAATCCCGTCAGAGCCTACCCAAATGCCGGTATCTCCACCCTTGTTCATACCAGAGGACGGAACTCCGACCTTCTGGCCGAAGACAGTACCTTCGTCAAGAAGACGCAGCGAAGTCATCGTAGCCGCCTTTGGGGCGTTCCTTGTGAACTGAATGCTGAATGGGTCAGTTCCCTCTGAGACCTTACTCACTGGCGGGGCTGTCTTGCTGCGCTTTTGGCGGATTGTCCGCTGTGCCGTAGGCTCATCGCCATAAAGCACTGCGGCTCGCTTAGCGTCGTCTAGGATTGCTGGTTCAGATGCGAACAGCATCCGCAGGGCGGATTCCGATCGGCGTACCTGCTCCTGCTCAATGTCCAGTGTGTTTAGAGCCTTCTCAAGATTAATTCGGGCTGCGTCGTCTGGGGCAAGGCGATCCATTGCCAACTGGAGATCTGGCTGAAGGAGGACATCCACCTTGTAGATCTTCTTGCTGCCGTCGTCAATAATGCTTACTACTCGTACCTGAATACCGCGTGGAAGCAGTACCTCATTCTCTTGGCCCATGCCGATGCCAGATCCGCCAAGGTCAATGCCCGGCAGTCCCTTTGCATTGTCCACGACCATGATGGTGTCTCCGCCGCCCCAAGATTCAGCAAAGCCCATCTTACGGCTCCACGCCGAGATGTTCTCCATACCAAAGGTGTCGCCCACCTTGAGGGTTTCCCCTGCTGGGATAAGGTCTCCGAGGCTAAACTTTCGTGCAATACTGGATCGGATTGAAATTCGGTTGGACTTGATTACTTCGTCTAGGCTATTAATAATCTTTTCAATGCCAGCGAATCGAGCATCGCCAACAGCCGCAGCATCATACAAGTCCTTGTTATTAATACGCGATGCCTTAACGGCCTTAATCATCTCTTCTTCGTTGCGGATAAGGCTGGTCTTCTGAACGCCGAACTCTGCCTTCGCTGCAAGGTACTTGCTAATCGTTGAATACGATCCATGTACCCATGCGCCAAGCGCTGTTCGAGCGTCTGCCGTAAGGTTATTAAACGTGGTGAACGCCGTCTCACCTTGGAAGTCGCCCTTCACTGAAACGACCTTCTGGATGGTCTGCTTTGGCATGAACTTGACGCGAGCCTTGTAGTCACGGAACGCTGCAATCAGCGCATCTTGAGCCGCAGAACTTGCACCAGTCTTCTCAGCAATAAGGGCGATTTCCTCAATGGCATCAAGGTCTGCTGGTGTCAAGTTATCCCGGACAAGCAATTCCTTCACCACATCTGCGTAGTCAATCTTGACCGGAGCGCCCCACGTGTACGCGCGAGCAGCCGTTTCGCCAAGGCGAAGGGTAAGCTCTGGGATCGTGCCATTGACGCTTGAGTCAACAAGATAATTAAACCAATCGGCAGGGTCAACGGACTTAGTAAGATCCCACGCAATCTTTCGGATTACTGGGAAGTTTGCCGCAAACTCGTTCATGGTTGCTCGCTTAAATTCGTTTGCAGCCGTAACGTCCATTGCGTCAACCTTTGAGGCGGCAATGGCCTCCTTCTGCTTTGTCCCGCTGGCAAGAATCCAGCCAGCACTATCCGCAGCCTTGTCAAGGATGATCCTTGCAGCGCGCTGCTCAACAACGGTGTTGACCTGTGGGGTTGCCTGCGAAAGTGAATCCGCAATAGAAGCCTGCTGCCGGAAGATGTGCGCTCCGACTTCGTGGTTGTCGTATCGGAACGACCCAGGGGCGGAGAGCAACTCCGTTAGCATGGATGCCTGCTGATAGGACTCAGCCCCGCCAATACCACGAAGAACCGTTAGTGCAAATGGCTCAATGGCCTCCTGTTGGTTGAACTGTGGATTATATCGATAGCGAAGAAGCGGGAACAACTTCTGGGAGATTGTTGCCAGCGTTGGGAACCGCGTCTGAATTCTCTTAGAAACCGCCGTGGTATACCCTACGCGGTCAATGTCGCCAGAAAGCGCGTACAACAGAGCTGCGCGGCTTGATGCTCCTTGGAAAACGCGATTGTAGGTACGGGATGCCTTTTCGCCACCACCGAATACGTTGAGGAACGCTCGGTCAATGTCGTGGTCGGTCAATCCGCCAGGGTTAATATCCTGCGCGATTGCCTTCTGGGTGAGTTCCGCCATCGCTCGTGCTGCCTGCTCTCGCGTAACGCGCGCGCCTAGGTAGACGCGAAGCCGGTCAACTGCCGTATCGTACAACTCGTTGTTGTGAATTGGCGTGCTGGCGAACTGTTGCAGTTTTGTCTTCAGCGTTGGTCGAACTACCTCATCAAGTTGTTTGAGGCCGTAGTCGGATGGGACTAGGTCTTCGCCAAGGCTGGTGTACAGGTCATACTTCGGTCGGATTACTGGAACGCCACGAACGTCGCGGACGATCTGGAATCCTTCTAGGTAGCCCTTATCAGGCTCAACGCCCAACTCGTAGCCAACTTCCTTTGCCGTCCGTCGGAGTTCAACAAGTTTTGGAAGCACCCTGTCGTTGCTGTACTGCTCAAACAATTTCTGTCGCTCAGCAGCCTGCTCCGCAACGGTCTGCGCAGTCTTTGCAGCAGCAAGGCCAGCCACAGTCTTTTCGTAGCCAGCGAAGTTGCTGATCTGCGCAATCTGCTTGCCGTAGGACTCAGTAACCCCCTCAAAGAATCGACCGGCTGGCATGAACTGCGCGGCGTTGTCAAACGCCTTGGACATGTTGAAGATTGCCTGCTCATTAAATAATGAGTTGGCCATATTGACTGGAACTGTATCCATTTTTGGCACAACATAGCGAATGGATTCGGCGGGCTTGCCGAGTGGTCCATAAGCGCGACCCATCTGGCTAATATTGATATTGGCAACCTCAGCAGCCATATCTGGAGCATCCGCAACGACAAGCGCCTGTAGGCGTGCATCGGCGATATTGCCCAACGACTCTAGGAAGTTGTGGATCATGGTTGGCCGAACAAGGCTTGCCCGGTACTGGACTGGCCCAGCAAACGCATTAATAATGGCGGGGTCTACCGTGTCCATTTCGTAGAGCCAGTCTAGGATCTCCTGCTCGGTCTTAAGATATCCAGTTGCCTGCAACTGCTTAATCCGTTCAGAGATAGCGTCGTTGTGATTTCCGAGAACGTCAAAGAGTCGTGCTGGCTGCTTCCCAAGAACTCCTGCTGGAGCGGCATTGATGTACTCCTGAAGGGTCTTGAATTGCAGCATTGTCCCGCCCGCCTGCGGGGCCATGTTCGTCTTGAGGTTCTGAGGTGGGCCATAGGTCGAGTCCATCTGATGGAAGATGTCTGCCCACGCAAATGCTCGGTTATTATCGTTGAGTTGGAACCACTTCTTGCCCTGTAGGTTGCCAAGTTGGAGGTGATCCACTTCCTTAACCGAGTGCCGCATGGCATTGATCTTGTGGACATGTTCAAAGAACGCCTGCTCGATTGGGTCGCCAAAGTAGACTTCCCATTTTGCGGTCAACTCATCAAGCATTACGTCAATATTCTGTTCGGGGGCATTGCCTAGAAGCTCTGGTAGAATTTCGCCAAATGTATATTGCTGACCACCGATAGTCACAAACTGCTGCATGTACTCGCGGAGGTACTCTCGGATATACTGGCTTGCGTCTGTCAGCGCCGCAGCAGATGGTTCCCAAATAGCGTCAGCGGTCTTCATGTCAATTGGATTGTCAAATCCTAGAAGTTGCGTGAAGCGCTTTGCCTGAGTAATGTCGCCAGATTCAGACGAAACTTGCTCGGTCGTAATCAGAACCTTGTCAAGATCAATCCGTTTCCCAACTGGGGTTGGGCTAAACACCATATCTGTTGCAATCTTAGCTGGGTCAAAGAACAACTTAATCCTGCTCTGGAGGTCCATATTAGTAATATCATAAAGACCTTGAGCAATAAATGCCCTGCCCCCAGATGCGCTGCTCACCTCACCAAGCGCGACTGAATGGGTAATTGGTTGCACGAGCGCCGTAGCGCCAGTCTTAAATTGCGCTAGGTACGAGTCGTATTCGCTGAGTGTAGCCGCATTATTTGGGGCAATTCGGGTGGCTTTAATCTCTGGCTCGTGCCAAAGCGTATTGTCGTCAGCAATATGTAGGACTCTTCGGATTCGGTTGGTGACGTATTCGTGACTTGCGGCCATTGGCATTCCAGTGGTCACTCGAACAAGATACGGCTCTGAGATGGTGTTGAATGGCGTTACTTTGGTCATGTGAACGCCGTCAAGTGCATCAAATACCGCGTACTCGTCATCAGCCGAGCCGTAGGTAATAAAAGCAGAACGGTCCTTGTACCTTTTTTGCCACGCGGCTGTCCAGAGAGGATCGGTAAGAGCGCCAGTTCCCTCATCGTCAATCATTACCATGCGATCTAGGAACCCAGTAGTTGGACGCTCAGCATCGTTCCATAGTTTCGGGATGTAGCCGCCAAACGTTTCAATGTGCCGGGCAGATTCGCCGACTAGGCCGTGATCCATTAAGGCTCGCTGGAAGTCATTGAGTTTGGAGTAATCTGGGACGCTGAAGGCTTCGTGGATGGCAAGCGGCCCGATGGCGTATCGCTCTTCAATCCTGCGCAGGGTAAAGAAGTCTAGGGCATTTTGCTCAGCGTTACTGCGCTGAGTGGTAAGCCCCTGAAGCCAATTTGCCACATCGTTATCTGAAGCGCTGGTATGAAGGGCAAGCCCCTCTGGTGTCCCGAAGGCATTGTCTCCACCGTTGACGATGGCGGTCTCAATCGTCATTGGCCGATCAAGTTGCTTCACGCCGCCACTAAAGGTTTCACCAAAGCCTGGGTAGAACTCCCTAAAGGTGTACTCGTCAAGATATTTATTAATTGACGATTCGGTATTGGCGATATTCTCAAGAGTCTGCGTGGCAGCCGTAGAAGCGTCTTCAGCAACCGCCAGCGACTTGACCACTGGGCCAGCTTCAAGAAGGTCAAGTTTTGCGGTCAAAGCCTCTGGAAGTCGGCTTGTATACGCACCCTGACCCATCATGTCTTTGAGCGTCTTGAGGACCAGCCGGCCCTCTTCCAATGGGCTTTCGTCAATCAATTGTGCATAAATGAGGCTGTCTCGACCGTATGAAAGCGCGTCGTGATCTCCCACAATGGTGACAAGGTACTTCTTAAGGTTTGGCACGTCCTCATCCTCAAGCAGGTTCCCAAGCATCCTGATCGCCTCAGAGAGTGATTCCCGGCTGAAACTATTTTCTGTTACCGCCGTAATGTTTCGGGCGACTCCGCCCAGCGCCTTAAGTTCCGCGACCTTGCGCGTAACCTTGCCGAACGAACCCATACGCAGGATCTCTAGGTAGTTTGATGCTTGTCGAATAATGTCTGACTTTGCCCCGCCGTCGACCGCCGCATTATAGGCGTAGGTAAACTGGTCAAGTTTCTTGGCTACGGCGGCAGAAACCTGCCCCGTATCCGTATCGCCCACGGAGTTTGCAAATCGCTTAATCCAGCGAAGGCCGTACTCCGACTGCGACAATAGGGTGCCAGCGTCAAGCGCTCGTGCAAGTTGCGTCTCGTGGCGCATTGCCGAGTTAATAACGTCATTGCGGGCAGCGCTCAAGACGAAGCTGCGTCGCAACTTAGCCAATCGTGCCAACTTGGTTCCCTTGTCGGTAAGGAATGGTCCGCGCAACTCTTCGTCCAGCAACTGCAAATTCTTTGCCGGGACAAGGTCGTCAATGGCAAGTTGCAACTCGCGGACGGCCTCTTCCGTCTGGCCCTGTGTCTTAAATCGCTCGGCCAATTGGACGTACTTCTGGTAGAACTCTTCTGGGAGTCCACGGAAACCAGCGTACTTCTTCAGCCCCTCAACGCCTTCAGCCCTAGCGACTTGGAATACGTTGTCCGCCCACGCGCGGGCATTTTCTGCTGCGTTTTGCGCAAGCGGAGCCTTTGAGGCTGCGCGCATAACGTAGAGCAGGGTGGTATTAAAGTTCTCAATAAACTGCTTGCCGACAGATGGCGACAGGGCATTAAGTTCGTCGTAGGTATCGGCTACGTTCTTGATGCCCACCACATTGGACACGGCAGCGACCGCTGGCCCACGGAATCGCTCAAGCCCAGCTGACCCAGCACGTAGGCTGGCATCGTATGCTGGGGCAAGGAACGTGAGTCGCTTGGCAATGGCAATTTCAGCCTTGCTCATAGCGGGTTTTCCGTTAACCTTAGTAAGTGCCATTACTTCGTCAAATGACTGGCCAGTCTTATTCGCTCGATTGATTGCACTGGAAATACTTACGACCTTAGCGGTCTTGCCAAGGAATTGGTTGGCTTTTCCAAGTGGATTAAAGTTAAGTGGATCTAGGACGATAGATGCTGCAAGGTCTTGAAGAACGTCAGCCGAAAACGTTTCGCCATTCTTTTTGATGTACTGCCACACTTCTTCGTAGTCAGCGCCCTGGCGAAGCATTGCCTTCGCTCCTTCGCTCAGATACTGTGTGTCCTCGGAAAAAGCAGGCCCACCAATTTTCTCAAGTGCTGGTCCGGCTACAAGATTGGCAGCCACCTCAAGTGGGTTCATCCCCTCATATTTATCAAACCCAACCTTTTCTGGTCCGCGCGGCTTATCTCCCTCTCGCAGATAGCGCTCCATGCGTCGTCGCGGCGTTCCAATGGTTGATGGAACGAATGAACCGACCTCTCGTAGCACATCGCCAAGACCGCCAAGCCCCTTGATGGCAAGGTCAATCGGCGTTCCAAGGATCGTGCCAGCCACACCAAGCGGGTTAATGCCCGTTTCTCGCGGAGCAGGGGCAGAGGTTCGATTACCAGACAAGTCAATAGACAACTGGCCAATACCGGCAGTTGATTGCGTCTGGTCTGCATAGTTAATCCCAGCAGTGCTTGAGGTCTTGACGCTTGCGCGCCCAGCGTATCGACTCTGCTCGTCTAGTTCATCAAACGGATTAGCCATTTATTCCTTTCAGCGGCCTCCCCAGCCGCCCTTAACCGTGGTGTTTACAAGCCCGTCTTTGACTGCCTTCTTTGCCGAAGGAGGAGTCAGGATGTCCGCAAGCGGAGAATTCCTGAACACAAACCCAGCCATAGCGTCAGCCTTAAAGGCATCACGCTCGCCAGCTCGGAATGCATTCTGAGCATCCTGCTTCTGGGTCTTAGTGAACGACGGACCAGCATTAATCTCTTTAATTGCCGCGTCGTACTTCTGGTACTTGAACTTTACATCCGCCTCATAATCAGTACCAGCGACTGCGCTAAGAGTGTTTCGCACTTGGGCAGCAATGATTCGCTCACGAGAATCTGGCGTGATGTCTGTGTTGGCATCAAGATTTGAGATAATATTATCAATATTCTGGGTGACTAGGTCGCTTCTCGTGGCGACTGGGGCAATACGAGCGCCATCGCCTACCATGCCAGGAACGATAAACTGAGGAAGTTGGCTTACTCCAACTTCTCCGCTGCTCGTGCCGGTCACTGTCCTTTGCGTATAGCGACGTTGGAAATCTTGGTAGGTCATCGTCTTGCCAGAATATGGGTCAAAGTTTCTGGCGTACATCGTCATCTGGTTGTCGGCACTTAGGGTCTCGACAACAAAGTTTCCGTTTCCAAGATTATACACCTTACCCATTGAGTCGTATTTTCCGGCCTCAAGCGAACTTGGACTTGCCAGTTCTACACCAACCGCAGCAATGAGGCGAGTTACGCCCGTACTTGAATCAACAATGGGCAAAACGTTTGGATCCGTTGGGTCGACTGCGGCCTTGTACTCCCATTTCCCATCTGGGCCAATCGCCGCCAACTGAACTTTTCCAGAAGCAATTTCAGCAGCATTGAATGCGTCATCAGCAATCAACTTCAACGTACCACCGAAAACGCTTTGGAAAGCGCCCGTTGAGTTGTCGTAAGAAGCCGCATTTGGATTGGCTAGATCCCAAGCAGTCGGTCCGTCAACCTTAGGTACTTCGCCCTTTAGCGCCTGCTCCATGAGGGCAACGGTTCGCTGATGGATTGTCAGTTCCTCTGGAGAAATGGACTTTCCGTATGAGGCGAGAAGATTCTTGTATCGAGTGACGAGTTCATTATTCTTCTTAGTGGCTAGAATTGAATCACCACGAGCGCTGCCGTTTACTCGGTACCACTCGTCAAAGAGGATAGCCGCATCATCAACTAGTGTGTTGCGACCATAGTTCTTACTGAGGGCGTTCAGGCTGCCGTACTTAGCGCCAGCGGCATCGCTGGTAGACGCAAGGGCCTTGCGCGCTGCAAGAATAGAGGTGTTGTCGCCAAACATTGTATTGAGCAATGCATCACGCCCAATAAACGATGCGGAATTCATGACTGATGCTGGAGCAGTTTGATAGAACCGGTTGAGGTCCAACTGGTTCCCCATGAGATCCTCAACGCTGGAGTAACTGCTGCCAAGGGTATTATTGACAAGTTCTAGGAAGCCCGTGGTGGAGGCATTGAAGTTATCCACGCGGGTTTGAGCCTGCTCCTGCACCGCCGCCTGACCAGATGTTAGAAGCTTAGCATTGGCTTCGCCAATTTTCTTCTGGATTTCAAGGGCAATATTTGACCCACCAACAATATCGCCGTTGGCGTTGACAGTCCCAAGACCAGCGGAAACTACCGCTGAGCGAGCGCCAAGAAGGAACTTTTTAAACTTCTGGAGTTGGCGATTATAGGCTGCTGATCCCTGCCCAGAGGCAGTTGCAAGCAGTGTGTTCTGGATATTGTATTGCGCGCTGAACTTTGCTTCGGCGGCAAGGGACATAACCTCTCGCTTGTTAGGAGCGTCGCTTGCGTATGAATTAACAACCTGCGCTGCCTGTGCGTCAAACTGCTCTGCGGTCATAGCGCCATTCCCCAGCGCTGAACCCAACGCCTTGACCAAGGCCTTGCTGGCATCAAAGAGTTTATCCCGATTTTCCGATGCAATAGCCGTAGTTTCCGCTTCGTCTACGCCATCCTGTAAGAACTGCATGTACGTCTGGATAGCGCCCACATTCGCCGGATCTTCGTTAATTGCGCTAACCATAATCGTTTCCTGACGGCCACGCTCGGTGCGCTGAATTGACGCAATGTCGGAAGAGACTTCGTCCCTATCGTTTTGCGAAACCCATTGATTGGAAGCATATGAGCGCAAATACGCGATAACGTCATCAGCGGTCGGAATCCCGCCGCCACGGTAATCGGTCTGGTTCTTATAGGCATCAACCATCGCGGAGGTCGTCCGCGCGTACTGCTGCTGCATAATGCTGTAGATCAGCGCCGAAAGGTCTGAGCCTCCCGTCTGCCGAGCGAATCGTCCTCTACGTGCCATTACTGTCCTCCGGTCTGTTCAGGTGATGCCATAGGAACGCCTGCAACGGCATTTTCAGGCAGCATCTCTGCTGGTGGGTTAGCCATCTGCTCTGGAGACTGCATTGCCTCCATACCGTTCGGCTGTGGGTTTTCGGTCATCATTGCCGACTGGGCCTGTCCCTGAGCGTTAGGCATTCCTTCCTGCTGAGGGAGAGCGATACCCAACTGGCGGAATACCGCAATCAGGTTGCCCATTGTCATGACGGATGCTGGGTTGAGGGTTGCGTCGGTCTGCTCCTCACGGATGATGTCCTTCTCGCCCTCTGGGTCTTCAACGCCGACGCGATCCATTGCGCGCTCAGCAGACCAGACACGATTCTGCACAAGGTTGATAGCCGTCTGGGCCAACTCAAGTGTGTCTCGTGGAGTAAGTTCAGGAGGAGTAATTTCAATGCGGTATTCGCCGCCAAAGATGAACTCAACATCTGAGTCCTTGGATGACCATAGTTTACCGGTCATTTCCCAAACCTGCTTAATCCACGCATACAACAACTTGCGCTTTGGCGAAAGTCGTGCTTCGTAGTTAGCAACAAGGGACGCGATAGCGCGGGACGATCCTAGGACGCTGGTCGGTGCAAGCCCAAGCAACAGGTCGTTAAGGCCAGTGACCACGGCAATTTCACGGTCAATGCGGCGGTTAAAGTCTTCAAGCTGGAACTCTGGGATAAACGGCGAGATGGTTCGGATCTCGTTGCCCGGTCCAGGTGTTGCGATGCGGTTTGGCTTTGGCATGGCATTTGGCGGAACTTCGTCTGGGGCTTCTGCTCCGACAAGTTGCCACATCTGCCCGCCAACGGTCGAGGCAATCATCTGGGCCTGTGCCGTGATGCGCTCGTCCTTCTCGCGGAGCAATTGCTCAACGTCGTAAAGTTCTGGCTTGCCGTATGGGCTGCCAGGGATTTTGGAGTTAATTAGCGGCAGGTACGGGAGAACTCCACCGTATTCTGGATGCTCAGAGTTCTTCACCATTGTGTTGCCAACGAAGATGGCATTGCACACCAAAGGTGGCTTGCCCGGATCGGTTGGCTTCTTGTACCAGTAGTCAAATACCTCAACCTGCTGCAACTCGTACTGTGATCGGTTGCGCTGTGGGTTTTTCTCTAGGTTGGTTCGGTAGATGCTGGCAAGCGGGTCATCGTGCGTAGTGCTGGAGGTGTACATGTAACTGGACGCACCGTTGTGGACGGGCGTTACCTCGATGCCGAACTCCTCACGAGCAGCCTGTGGCGACAAGCCGTAGACGTAAACCGACCAGTCAATGCGTCGGAAGTCTGACGAGCCGTACCCAAGGTATAGATTCTCTGGCTGCTCAACAATAGAAAGGCGTGGAATTTCCGTAACTGGATCCCAATAGACCTTGGCCGCCGTATGCCCGTAGAGGGATTTAAGCGTACAGGCATCTTCAAGTAGGAGGTCAAAGTCGTTTTCCTCCCACCAACGGAAGAAGAGCCGCTCACGCTCGGCTGCGAGCATGCGCGACTCTTTGTCGGAGTTA